CAATTGAGGAGCGGGTGCTATTAATCAATGATCTTTTGTCGTGGGATAGAGAAAAACCAATGGTAAAAGGTGAAAACCACCCAAAACTGATGGTGCACGAGTCTTGCCAGAACTTGATTTATAGTTTAAAGGAATGGACTGGACAAGATGGACAAAAAGGTGCTAGTAAAGATCCTATCGACGCTTTAGGGTATATGGTTGTGATGCAGCCGCAATACTTTGGTGGCTTGGATTGGGAAAAGCAATCTAAACGAATGTCTATGACCGGAAGTTATTAAATATGATATCGCCAGTTGATCCTTTAGCTATTGCTTCTGATACGCCTGACATTGGCGAGCTATTGAGCGAGTACAACCGCTCGATGATTAACTCGTCACAGGGCAACTTGGTGACTAAGTTTGATAACATCCGTTTTGCTCGCTGGGCGGGCCAGACTGACGACGGCAAAAAGCACAGTACGGCTCGCCCCGAGGGTAGCCCGGCATGGCCATTTGAAGGTGCGAGTGATGTTCGCAACAGGCTCATCGACTCGTCCTGCAACGAACTTTCCGCACTGTTGGTCACAGCCTTTCAACGTGCAACCATTCGAGCATCCGGGGTCACACTCGATGATGCACCTATCAGCGGCATTGCAACGAACCTTTTGCACTGGATTCGTGACGCTAAGATGCCGCAGGAGTTGCGTAAGGAAGCTGAACTTGGCGCTCAGTACGCTTTACAGTACGGTTGGTCTGCATTCTTCGTAGGCTGGCAGCAGAACATCAGTAAGCGCACACAAGAGATTACCGCTGAAGAACTCTTCCAGATGGCCGCACAGGCGCAAGGCTCTGTGCTTGCGGAACTGCCGCAGATGATCCTTGATGCGCCCGACCAGGCTGCTGCGATCATTCAAGCGGCGATCCCTGACCTTGACGCGGATAACGCCAAGCGCATGGTCAATGAGATGGCCACGACTGGCCGTGCAACGTATGACCAGGAGTACGTCAGCCGGAACCTTCCCGAGATCGTTGCGCTTAAGCCTTGGGACGAGATCATCGTTCCACCAGAGACGGCTGACTTACAGCGATCACGGGTCATTTACCGCAGGACATGGATGTCCGAGGTTGAGTTGCGTGAAAAAATCACCACGGAAGGTTGGGACCCGGACTGGGTCGAGCGTGCGTTGCAACAGATCGGCAAGAGCAGCACGTTCTACAACATCAACCTGCTGCCGACAACAACCATGTTGGTTTACAACGGCGTAAACTACATGAACATGGTGGAGGTTGTGTATGCTTATACCAAGAGTCTCGACGGAAAAGCGCCCGCGATTTACTACACCGTTTTTTGTCCGCAAGCGGCGTCCAATCGAAAAGAAGATGCAGCCTCGTGGGCTATCCATCAGCGACTTGATTACGCTCATGGCGAATACCCGTTTGTGGAATTCCGTCGTGAACAGTTGCGCCGCGCTATTACTGATACTCGTGGTATACCCGAACTTGCGAGCACGGATCAAGATGAGATCAAAGCCCAGCACGATTCCATTCGGGATCATACTGCCTTCTCGACTCTACCTCCCATCAAAGTCGTCAAACGAATTGGTGCCATCAACAAGGTGGGCCCAGGAGTACAGCTCCCTGTCGTAAGTCCAACCGACTACAGCTTCATGGAGCCGCCGGCACGCGAACCCACGGTGGCGTTCAAGCTCATCGAGCGTGTCGAGGCTAATCACGCTGCTTACTTTGGCACGGTCAACGCCTTGGTGCCACCTGTAAAGACGCAGATGCTCCAACAGTTGCTCGTCAATAGCTGGCTGCTGAGTTGGCGCAACATCTACCGGCAGATGTTCTCGCTGTGCTGCCAGTACATGAGCCCAGAGGAGATCATGCGCGTCACTGGTGGGCAATTGCCGCAGAGTATGTCCGAGATACACAACGAATTCGACCTTAACGTCCGATTTGACGTGATGGACATGGACAAGGAGTACATCGCGCAGAAGATTGACTTCCTCACAAAGGTTGCTCAGTTAGACACTGGTGGTGTGTTAAACAGAACACGGCTGACCGAGATGATGATTCAAGCTATCGCGCCTGAGATGGCAAGCGAGCTTATCCTCAACCAACAGCAGGCCAGTGTGCAGATGTTCAAGGACGTGCAGAGTGACATTGGCATGATGCTGCTCGGCAACGAGGCGTTGTACCAGCAGAACGATCCTGCCGCACAGACCAAGCTGCAATACGCGCAGCAGGTGATGCAGGCCAACCCGAAAGCGCAGGCTGCGCTCCAGCAGGACGAAAACTTCCGGGCGCTCTTTGAGAACTACGTTAAGAGCCTTCAGATGTCTGTTATGCAACAGCAAAACGCGCAGATTGGCCGCATTGGTGTAACTCCTGTATCTCAACAATGACGGAAAATCAAAAGGACGCCTTTGGCTTTTCAGGGAAGAACATTGTCTGGAGCGAAGTGCTAAAAGTTATTGAGCAGTTGCAAGAGCAACATTGGATGCTTGCTATAAGTAAAGACTGCAAAGGAGAAGATAGGATACATGCGGCAGGGCAGGCTGACGGGATTAATTTACTTTTGAGCACACTTATTGAATTAAGAAAACAAGCTAGAGAATTAAACGGCTTGACAACAAACGAAGATTTGGCATAACGCTAAAAGCGGGCTAACCAGCGTTACTGGTTTGATTAAATAAGGACTTGCTACCTATTAGCATGAACGAAACACAATCACAGCCTGACGCCGGGAGTCAGGAGGCAGGCAGTACACCCGTTGCACAGAAACTCGGTTTGCTGGACCAGCAAAGTCTTAGTGACCTGCTTAAGTCTGGTTTCCTTGACGAGAAGGAGGCGGCTCCCGCCACAGAGGAGAAGGCTGAACCTGAAGTAGAGACTGAGGAGCCAATTGTGGACTCGGAGGTTGAAGCACAGGTGGAAGCCGATCAGCCCATTGAAGAAGAAGCTGAAGCTGAAGAAAGTTCGTTAAGCAAGGGCGTACAGAAGCGCATCAACAAGTTAGTTGCTGCGAAGAAGGCCGCTCAAGCTGAACTGGAAGCGCAAAAGTCACGTCTGGCTGAACTGCAAAAGGAACTGGAGACTGCAAAGTCCTCGGTGCCGGCAAGACAGGTGGACGTATCTGATGTTGTCGAGCGTTTGTCCACACTTGAACAAGTGAAGGAAGAGCGCCAGAGAGCGTTGGATGTCATTTTGTGGTGCGAAGAGAACCCAGATGGTGGAGTCATCACCCTGCCAGATGGCACGGAGAAGGATCTTACCGACCAGGAAGTTCGCAGCATGAAGAGACTGGCGATTCGGCGCAAGGAAATCGAGCTGCCAGCCCGCGAAGAGTACCTGCAACAGCAGGCTTACGTCGAGGGTGAAGTGGTGAAAGACTTTCCTTGGTGGAGCAAGCCGGAAACTGAGGAGTATCAAACTGCTCAACAGATTCTGCGTGAGTTCCCAGAGCTGAAGAAGCGCCGGGCAGACTGGAAACATGTAGCTGGATTATTAGTTATGGGAATCAAAGCCTACGGCGAAAAGAAAGCACAGAAGAAACCAACTGCACCGATCAAACGCGCCCCTGCTCAACCGTCGATTAAGGCGGCACCAGCAAGGACGACCCAGACGGACCTTCAAAAGGCCAAGCAATCGTTCATTCGGAACAATTCAAGAGATGGGATGACTGACGTAATCAAAGCAATGGGACTTGTGTAAGTCCTTAACAATCAAACGCAGTTTACTCTTACTTATGGCTATTCTTACTGAACCCCAACTTAGCGGTCGCGGTCTACGCGAAGACTTGATGGACATGATTGCGCTCGTTGACGCAAAGGACACTCCTTTTACGTCGATGGCTCGCAAAGGCAGCAAGCCCGGAAATATGTACTTCCGCTGGCAGTCTGACTCGCTTCCCACTCCTCAGGTGGGCGGTGTGGTTGACGGCACGGACGTTTCCACCTACGACAACTATGTCGTTGGGTACCGCGCTGAACTCGCCAACTACGCGCAGGTCTTCCGGCGTGCAGTGCGCGTGTCCCGCCTTACCCAGGACATCGCTGATGTCGCTGGCGTGCGTGACGAACTGGCTGACAACGTCAGCAAGGGCATCACTGGCATCAAGCGCGACATGGAAGCGACCTTCACGTCGAACCAGCTCTCGCAGCAGGACAACGGCACGACTCAGGCTTACCGCACCGCTGGTGTGCAGACCTGGATCAACAACGCCGGAACTGGTACGCCAACCCCCGGAGACATCCCTTCGATCTTCCGTACTCCTCTGACCTCGATCCTCACTGGTGCATCCAGCGGGTTGACGGACGCAGGTGTGCAGGGGCTTCTGAAGTCGATCTTCGACCAGACTGGCCACTACACCAGTTTCGACGCCATCGTTGGAACGGACCTCAAGCGTGCCTTCACCGGCCTGCTCGGGACCACGGCTCTGACCACGGTCAGCAACTCCAGCAACACGCTTGCTGCTGGTGCGACCAAGGTGCAGACCTTCCAGCGTGACGCTGCCGCGGACACCTTCATCCAGAGCTTGGACGTGTTCCAGGGTGACTTCGGAACGGTGCGTCTGCATCCTTCCACGTTCATCGGAACCGTGTCCGGCACGACCTGGACGCCCACACCTTACAAAGGTCTTGTGCTCGACATGAACCTCATCGAGGTTCGCTACGGCGGAAACGTCGCTAACGTCACCGCACTGCCAGATTACGGTGGTGGCCCTGCTCGCCTCATCGAAGCCGTCGCAGGCTTGGTTGTTGGCAACCCGCTCGGCCTCGGGAAATTCGACTACTCCTCCTAGTAGTTGTTGAACACGCGACACCTGCCCATGGCTCCATGCCATGAGAACTGATTGAGAAAACCGTATTCGGGGATCTGGTCAGAAAAGTGGTGTGACAGCCGGGAGAGACCGGCACCTTTTTTACTATGATTACAATCCCTACTGATTTAGTGCCGCAGCTTGAAGAAGAGCTACGTCGCGGCTGGCAAAAGAACCGTATTGAAGCGCAGGTTCAAGCCAAGCAGACAGAGAAAATCAACCGAGAACGGCACAAGTCTATTGAGGGATTGGGTCAGTTGACCGCTAGAATACCTCCCACAGCTTACCACTTTTGGGGTCAAAAGCTCGGATATGAATGCTGGAACGATAAAGCGTTCATGGATGAGTTTTTGCGTGACAATCCTGAGTGTCGAGTCAATAGTGGAGGGACTAAAGAAATCCATGTTGGTTGGACGCCGACAAATGTTCGTTCCCGCACCGTTTATCAATGAAGACCGTTCCGTTTAGCGATATTCTTGCTTCAGTGTGTCAGCTTGTTGGCTTGGATCGCACGACGCTAAACGATAAGGCATTTGGGGCGATCCGCGACTTCACTGGTCGCCGGCTGTCAGTGGTGTGGGACCGTGAGGAGTGGCCCGATGTGCAAAGATACATGTACACCTGGCCCGGTATGCCGGTTGAGTCGATTGAGTCTGGGCTGAACATTCTTGCCACAGAGACGAATGTGCCGCTGTCCACGGAAGACTCGGAAGACTTCTTCACCGAGAACGAGCTTAACACGAACACGACTCGGATCAACTTTGACACGAACTTCAAGCGCATCTATCTGCAAGACTTCCTGCATGACAGGTACAAACTTGGCACTGTAGGAGATTCTTACGCCAAGTTTTTGAACCCGTTTTATGGCTCCGTGGATGACGGCCCATTAACGTCTGTTGGCGAGAATCAATATAACTTCACTTATTCAACTGCGACCGACGAAATAGGTGAATATATCACAAACATCGTCATCGAGGCTGAATTTACCAACACAAACTATTTCACCTATTCCGGCCCGAACTCGCCCCTGACGACGAAAGTGCTGTTCATGGACAACCAGCAGTTACTTATCCAGATTCCACAGGGATCACTGCAAGGCTTGGCTATCTACACGAACGATCCGCGCCAGACAACCAAGGCAATTCCGCTGCCATTCATCGCGGAAGACTTTGCCGATCAGACGCCACAGAGCTTCGGGGATGACGTGAACTACCTCCGCACGTTCAACACATCGAAACAGTTTGTGCAGTATCGCTTGACGCCGCCGCGCATGTTTGGCGTGAAGTACGATCCAATCGTAGCCTACACGGCTGGCTCACAGGTATACTTTGACTTGGGACAGGGCAATGGCAACTACTACATTGGCGACAAGACTAAGTTGAGCAACGGCAACTTCTTCTTTGCAAAGACGAATGTGTCTGCCGGGGTGACGCCGGCCAACCAGACCTCCGAGACTTGGCAAATCCTTGAGATCCCAGCCAGGTTCAGGGATTACCTGGCGAACTCAGTGTCCGCTGACTTCCTCAAGTCTGAAGGTCGCGCTGAAGAGGCTGTGGTGCTTGAGCAACTGGCTGAAGCGGCCATCCAGCAGCAGATTGACGTTCTCATCCGTCAGCAGGCGCAGAACCAGCGCCTAAACATGGCTTACACCTACTAAGATGATCACCAGATTTCTAAGAAAGCGGAACAAGAACACTGCACTTGATATAAACAAGAACTTTGCTCGCATTCAAGTCAGAGGCAATTCACAGACATTCCAGTACAAGAAAATAGATATTCCAGTATCTGCTCGTATCTTGACACAAGCGGATGATTTTCTTAATACTGAGGCCAGCGAGCGCATAAACATTGGTTAACCATGAGCATCAAAATTTCCAATCTTCCAGCAGCCGTTGCTGTAAACAATGACGATATTATTCCAATTGTTCAGAATGGTACGACCAAGAAAGCAGCGGCAGTTTTGGTGCGCCCCGTGTTTGGCACGGCGGCAGGCACAGTCTGCGAAGGTAACGACGTTCGCTTGAGCGATCCGCGCACTCCGATTGGCACTGCAAGTGGTGATCTTACTAACGAGTATCCTGGACCCGCACTGACGACGACCGGGGTTGTTGCGCTGACTTACGGTGGAGCTGCACAGGTTGGCCAGTTCACAGTAGACGCCAAGGGGCGCATTACAAGTGCCGCTTCTGTGGCGATCACCCCGGCTGCTATCGGGGCGCTTTCGCTTGCATCGCTTGGTGCAAATGTATCGACGTTCCTTGCAACGCCATCGAGCGCAAACTTGGCTGCTGCGCTGACAGATGAGACTGGCTCTGGAGCGGCTGTGTTTGCGACCGGCCCAACGATTGCAACTCCAACTCTTACGACACCCACAATCAACGGTTATGTTGAAGGCAATACTGATCTTGGCACTGTTGGCGCATCTGCAACACTGAGCATTGCCAGCAGCACGGTGCTTACAGCCACGTTGACGGCTGGAACAGAAACGACGTTCACGATGCCTGCTGCGGCTGCCGGGAAAGCGTTCACATTGTATCTCAAGCAGCCTGCTTCTGGAACTGTTGGTTCTGCTGTGTTCACTGGCGTAAAGTGGCAGAATGGTGGCGCACCAATCATCACTGAGCTTAACGGCAAGCTCGACATTCTTCCGTTTGTATCAGACGGCGTAAACTGGTACGGCTCCTTCGCTCAAAACTTCGCATACTAAGCTATGTCTGACATCAAAATCTCTCAACTCCCAGTAGCAAATGTCGTTAATGACAATGACATTGTTGTTTTAAACCAAGGGGGAGACACCAAGACCGCAGCAAAGAGCCTTATCGTTGCTGGCCTAACGAACACAGCGCAGGTTTCTTCGCTGGTCACTCAAGGAATTGCAGGCATTACTCCAGCGAGCATTGGAGCCATCTCGACTGACGCTGAATCTGGGTTTGCAACAACTTCGCAGCTTTCCGGTTTTGCCACGACTGACCAGATCTCGGGCTTTACGAACAGCGCACAAGTGGAAGCACTCGCTTCCGCGCAGATTGCCGCAATTACGCCAGCCAGCATCGGGGCGCTTTCGACGGATGCCGCATCCGGGTTTGCCACCACATCTCAGATTAGTGGATTTGCTACCACAGACCAGCTCTCTGGATATGCCACTACAACTGACATTCAAGGGTTCACAAACAGCGCACAAGTAGAAGCGTTGGCATCTGCTCAAATTGCCGCAATTACACCTGCAAGTATTGGCGCTCTTTCAACTGACGCAGCTTCTGGGTTTGCGACAACAACCGACATCCAGGGGATTGCGTTCACTTCGCAGTTGAGCGGGTTTGCGACTACCGATCAGATCTCTGGGTTTACCAATAGCGCACAGGTTGAAGCGTTGGCCTCGGCACAGATTGCCGCTATCACACCGGCATCTATTGGCGCATTTGCTACAAGTGACGTAATTGGCATTTCCAACGGTGGCACAGGAGCGACAGACAGCACAGCGGCACTGGCTGCATTGGGAGGGATGCCAATAAATCAAGCTGCTGGCGGAGATTTGTCTGGAACATATCCAGATCCAACTGTTGTTAAATTAAGGGGATGGGACATTTCCACAAACACGCCGTTTGGTGGTGCAGTACTTCAGTGGATTGGCACTGAATGGACACCGGCGTCAATCCCATCTGGATCTGTGACTTCTGTTGGCACTGGCGCTGGGCTTACTGGAGGACCAATTACCAGCGATGGAGTTATTGCGCTTGAGACCACTGGTGTTGCCGCGTTGACTTACGGTTCTTCCACGCAGGTTGCAGTGCTGGATGTAAACGCATTTGGGCAGATCACGTCTGCTTACAACGCAGCCATCACCCCTGCTGGAATTGGCGCTCTCGACGCTACTGCCGCCGCTGGCGGAGATCTGACTGGCAACTATCCGAGCCCAACAGTAGCCAAACTGCAAGGCTACGATGTGTCTTCCAGCGTACCGATCAGCGGACAGGTGCTGACTTGGAATGGCTCGGCCTGGGTGGCTACAGCTCCTGCTGCTGGAGGTTCTGGTGGTGGTGGGGTGTTGTTCTACCTCAATTATGGCACAAACCCAGATGCGCCTGCTCCATCTGGCTCTAAAGAACTGGGCCGTGTTGCTGAAGTTGCTCAGACATCCGTACAGAGTGGCACGCTGACTACTGGCGTGTGGACTGACATCGCTGGATTTGTTTCCGACACACTGGACCCAAATCTTCAAGACATCCCGGCTGGCATTTTCGACTTCAACGTGTGGGCTAAGTCTGACGCAAATGCAAATGCGCCTACTTCCATGCGTGTACAGATCAACAAGTGGGACGGCACAACCTCGACGCTGATTGCCACATCCGGCACTGCGATTGCCAGCAACAACGGCACGACGGTTCAGACTGCCATCTCGGTAGTGATCCCGCAGACCGACGTAACCCCGTCTGACAGGCTTTACATTGTGCTGCAAGCGCAGCCTGCTGCAAGTGGACACACGATCACGGTGGACTTTGGCGACGGCACACCTTCGCACGTTCACACGACGATCCCGTCCGTAGGTGGCACGGGTGTGGTGAAAGTCATTAACGGTGTCCCGCAGAATCCAGCGTCGCTTATCACTGATTCGGACGTTTCGACTGCCGCGCCCCTTGCACTGGATAAAGTGCAGATGGGCCAGGTGAGCGTGTTGACGGTAGACGGCCTGACCGGCGGTGGAGATCTATCGACGAGCAGAATTTTATCGCTTACAACAACGGGCGTATCAGCTCTATCTTACGGCTCCTCGACGCAGGTGTCAGCTTTCACTGTGGACGCTTACGGTAGGCTTACAGCAGCCAGTGATGTGGCGATTAGCGCGGCTGGCATTGGGGCGCAACCTGCGCTTACGACGGCTGCTCCGCTCGGCATCGAGCTTGGTGGCACTGGGGCCACAACTGCGCTTGCTGCGCTGACTGCACTTGGCAACATGCACTTTGTTGGCGGCTGGTCACAAACGAGCGTTGTGATTGGCACAATGAACACTGGTGTGACGCCAAATACGTTCACGGTAACGGCTACTGGAGCACTGTCCGTGGATAGCGGCAGTCCAGTTGCTGGTGACATTGTGGTGTTTACATCTCAGCCTACGGCATCACAGCACTTTGGAAGAGATAACGGCCCGTGGGTTGTGGTGAATCCTGGAGCGGTTGGCGTACAGGCTACATTTGTTCGTCCCGATTGGTTTAGCGGCACAGTTAAGACTGGCATGCTTGTTAGCAATCAATACGGCACAAACCGCACAGGAGTTACATACGCAATTAATGGGCCAGCTACACTAACAAGTGGAGATTTCATTAATGTTGGAACAGATATATTAAGCATATTTACCGTATATCAACGCGCCAGCAACTCTGTGCTTTCTGCAAACTCATACAGCGGAAGACAGACCTTTACGGCGAACACTGCTACAGTTAACCCAATTAACTTCAGCACAGCCGCTGCTACACTTCTGTCCACCCGCCAGCTTGGCGCTATTGAGTGGGACAACACGCAGCTCTACATCACGGCATCAAGCCAGTTCGCATTGCTCAATCGCAACCCGATTGCTACGGCAACAGTGCTTATCAACACGCAGACTGGCACGACGTTCGCCCCTGCGCTGACTGACGCTGGAAGGCTGATCACACTCAGCAACGCCAGTGCAATCGCCGTCACAATCGCCGCTGATGCTACGACTGACTTCCCTGTTGGCACGCAGCTTCTGTTGATGCAGCTTGGTGCGGGTCAGGTGACAGTGTCCGGGGCGGTTGGCGTGACGATTGTCAGCCGTAGCGGCACAAAAACCGCTGGTCAATACGCACTCATTTCGCTAATCAAAGTGGCGGCAAATCAGTGGGTCGTTGGTGGCGATGCAACAACGTAATTTATGTTCTCTTCTATGTTATCCTTACTAGGCAGTCTGAGAGGCGGGTCAAGTTTCATCACGAGCTCACTTCGGTTTCGGTCGAGTGCATCTGCCTACTTGAGCAGGACGCCTGCTGCTGCGGGAAGTCGCACAACATGGACTTGGAGCGGGTGGGTAAAACGTGGAACGCTTGGATCAGCCCAGTTTTTGATGAGTACTCTGAATACTCAAGAAGGAAGATTTGGTTTTGCCGCTGATGATAGTTTTACGATAACTGCATTTGGTTCTCCTGGTGAAGGGTATTACGCTGCATCTAATGCAAAATTTAGAGATACATCAGCTTGGTATCACATTGTTGTTGTATATGACAGCACCAACGCTACACCAGCACTTCGTCAACGTGTTTATGTTAATAATTCTGAATTAACTTGGGCGTCTCCGTCGTTAATAACAACTTCTGGATTGCAAGGTGCAATAAACAGTGCCACAGCACATTCAATTGCGCGATATGTCAATGGAACTGCTTACTTCGACGGCTACCTCACAGAAGTCAATTTCATCGACGGCCAAGCACTGACGCCAGCCTCGTTTGGCGCGATTGACTCGTCCACCGGCGTGTGGGCTCCGAGGCCGTACAGCGGCACTTACGGCACGAACGGCTTCTACCTCAAATTTGCCAACACATCGTCTGTGGCGGCGCTGGGCAACGATAGCTCGGGGAATAACAACACTTGGACGGTGAACAACGTGTCACTGACGGCTGGGGCGACATACGACAGCATGATCGATGTCCCGGTGAACTACAGTGACGGCGGGAATGGTAGGGGGAATTATGCGGTGTTGAATCCGCTTGTCCCAGTTTCCAACACTTCCATAACTAATGCCAACCTGACCGCTAACGTCATTACCGCATCACGCACACTTTACGCAAACCTTGACCTGCCAACTTCTGGTAAGTGGTATTGTGAGTTCACGCCAGCAGCGATTGCCGGAACAGCTATAGGTATTCATGGCGATGCAGCGCAAGCCAAAGGTTATTGGTCAAATGGAACTCGCGACTTGTCTAACGCTTACGGCGCTACTTATACGGTTGGCGATGTTATTGGTTGTGCATTTAATGTGGACAGTAGTTCAGTTGAGTTTTTTAAAAATGGTGTTAGTCAGGGCGTTCAAACCAGCGTTGCGCTTAATCAGATAAACATCCCAATGGTGTCTATTTCAGGCACATCAACGGCGCATATCAACTTCGGCCAACGCCCCTTCGCATACACGCCTCCCGCTGGCTTCCGCGCACTGAACACGAACAACCTGCCGACACCGTCGATTGTGAATGGTGCGAACTTCATGGCGGCGACGACCTACACGGGCAACGCTGCTGCACGGTCACTGTCGAATGCGGTGAACAGTGTGTCGTTCCAGCCGGATCTGGTGTGGATCAAGTCACGGACACCGGGCGCTACGAGCCATGCGCTGTTCGACTCTGTGCGGGGAACCAGCAAGTACCTATCGTCTGACACGACGGCTGCTGAGACGACCAATGCAAACACGCTGACAGCATTTAACGGCGATGGATTTAGCCTTGGCACGGACACGACGATAGTCAACGCGAATGCGAACTCGTACATTGCCTGGCAGTGGAGGGAAAGCATCACCGCTGGGCTGGATGTTGTGTCCTACGCTGGCACAGGTGTAGACAGGACGGTTGCACACAACTTGGGCGTTGCTCCTGCGATGATCATCGTGAAGCGGTCACAGACTGGAGCCACAAGTAACTGGCAGGTGCGCCACACGTCGATTGCGGCTGCAAATAGTATTCAGCTTAACTCGACAAACCCAGCCGCCGCTGCTACGACGGTGTGGGCAAGTACTGCTCCAACATCAAGCGTGTTTACTGTTGGCGCATCCGCAGATGTCAACGCTTCTGGTATTAGTTACGTCGCCTACTGCTTCGCCCAGATCGCAGGCTTCTCCCGCTTTGGCAGCTACACGGGGAATAGCAGTGCTGACGGACCGTTTGTGTTCTGTGGGTTCAGGCCGAGGTTTGTGATGATTAAGCAGCATTCAGGCACCCCCGGTATTCAGTCAAACTGCGGGTGGGTAATCTTAGATACCGCTATAAATGTGAATAACGTATCAACCTTATCACTGGGAGCCAACGTAGCCGCAGCAGAAGGCTTTTATTCCGCAGCAATTGACGTTTTGTCTAACGGATTCAAACTGCGAGTTACGCCAAGCGACAATATGAACAATAGCGCATGTCAATACATCTTTGCAGCCTTCGCAGAGAACCCCAGCAAGTACGCTCTAGCTCGATAATCTTATGCCAAAGAAATCCGTATCACTAGCGGTTGGTCGCGGCGAAAAGCTGCCTGTATCGCGTGGAGCTGGGCTAACGGCCAAGGGACGCGCCAAGTACAACCGCGAGACGGGCAGCAACCTGAAAGCTCCTGCGCCGAATCCAAAGACCAAGGCTGACGCTGGTCGCAAGAAGTCGTTCTGCGCTCGCATGGCAGGCGTCGTCGCCAAGGCTAAAGGGCCGGCAGAACGGGCCAAGGCAAGCATGAGACGCTGGAAGTGCTAACTTTATGAAACGAGGACTCTACGCCAACATCCACGCCAAGCGCGAGCGTATCGCCGCTGGCAGCAAAGAGAAGATGCGGAAACCCGGCACTAAGGGAGCCCCTACAGCAAAGGCGTTCCGGCAAGCTGCCAAGACCGCCAAGAAAAAGTAGGTATGGACGAGTTTATCGGCAAGGTGCTTACCCACATCTTCGATCAAGGCTTAACTGTATCCCTGCTGGCATTGGCGCTGTATTACCTGCACAGTAAACTAAACAAACTAGAAGTGAAGATCTCCGAGTGCGAGCAAGACAGGCTCAAACTCTGGGAACGAATCGCTCAACTCCACGACTGATTATGAAAGAATACCTCAAGCAACCATCCACTTGGCTCGGCATCGTCAAACTCGGCACGGCTATCGGCCTGTACAGCACCGGCATCGGCGGAGCCATCGCTCAAGGCGTTATGGCAATCTTTGGCGTTATTGACGTAATCCGTAACGAGAAACTGTGACGATTGACGAGCGATCAGCCAAACACATCAAGAGCCTGCTTCCTGAAGTTCAGGACGCATTTATAGCCTTCTTGATTGATGCCAAGGAGTTGGTCGCAAAAGAGGGGCTCGACTACAAGGCCATCTGCGGCACTCGGTCTTGGGAAGAACAGGCTGCACTGTACGCCAAGGGGCGCACTGCACCGGGACCAAAGGTGACTAATGCCAAGCCAGGATCATCCATGCACAACTTCGGACTCGCCATCGACTGCGGCGTGTTCAAAGGCAACGTGTACATGGATGGCAGCACACCCGCTGACGCGCAGATCGCTGACCTTATGCATAAACACGCCTCCACACTCTGCGCCAAGCACAAGCTGCGTTGGGGCGGCAAATTCAAGAAGCTATACGATGCGCCTCATTTTGAGTATGATACTCCTTATTCTCTTGCTGATCTGCGTGTTCGCCGGGCCAAGGGACAATCCTTAATCGCTTAATCTTATGCCAAAGTCAATGAATGCAATGCTGGCCATCCTTGGTGGTCCTATGGGCGGCAAAAGCCGCTCCTGTCCTGAGTGCGACTCTCCTATGGAGTCCGACGGCACCTGTTCCGAGTGCGGATACGGCGAAGAGGAGGAGTATGAGGAGGAAGGTGAAGGTGAAGATGACGGTCACATGGAGCGCATGGTCGAAATCCGCGACGATCTCCAGCGTCTTGTAGACAAGTTAAGCAAGCTCATTTCCTAATGGCACAAGAACTTCAAGCTGAAGGTGACGACATGTTTATTGGCTTTGCCAGTAGGCTTGACCCTGCCAACTTGAAGCCCGGCATGCTACAGGCGAGCTTCAACACTCGTTTGCAGCGCGGGATTGCCCAGCCTCGAAAAGGCACAAAAAGGCTCACCGAGAATGACTTGATCGAATTAACGATGGTTGGCTCGGGCTTGTACGTCGATGGCTCGGGGCGCGACAACATTGTGCTGGTCTTCACAGACCGCATGTACTTGTACAAACCAGCTCAAGGGCCAGATCCTGAAGACTTGTTTGGGCCATACGAGTTTCCAGAAGGAAGGACAATCGAGGAGGGTGGCATCTGCGATGTAGTCACAGCACTCAATAAGATCTACATCTTTCGCGGGAAGTACGACAAGACGACGTTTACCGCAACCGAGTCTAACCCTGACATTCTCGATAACGCCACTGGCACGATCACGATTACGACCACACAGCCGCATGGGTATGCCACGGGCGACGAGGTCACCATCGGGCGCACAGACGGCTCAGACACGGCAGGACAGGCTGTCACTGGCAGCTATGTCATCACGGTGACCGGCGCGAACAGTTTTACGTTTGAGTACGAGAACAACACTGGGGTCACTTACGCTACACGGACCACGCAGGCAGGCTGGACGGCTAGGCGTGGGAAACCGCCGCTAATCTGGCAGGATGACCTGACGCCAATGACCTTTGCCCAGCAGAAGTTTGTCATCGACGGCACCACGGTAACTGGTGTCACTCAGTCTGTGCCCTGCGCTGACTTTGGACTGTACTTTCAGAACCGGCTGATCCTCAAGTATGGCGACTACCAGATGCTGGTGAGTGACATCTTGAGCGAGCAGTGCGACACAACGCTCAACAACTTTGTCATCAATACCGGCGGGAATGACTCGATTGTAGGGGTGCTGCCGTGGGTGCAGGACCAGTTCTTGGTCTTTATGACCAACAGCATCTACGTTGTTTACGTTGAGACCGACAACTTTACCGCTGACTCGCCTCCTGGGGCGCAGAGCAGCACGACAGTGGTGACGACCGAGATTGGCTGCTTGGCTAGGCGGTCTATCGTTGCAGCCGGTCAGTTCGTGTTCTTCCTCTCAGCTAACGGCGTCCACATGCTGACGCCCCAGCTTGACCTAAAGCTACTAGGCAACACGCTGCCACTGAGCGAACCAATCGCAGACTTCTTTGACAGTGTTAACTACAACGCCGTTCAAAACTCGGTAGCAACCTACTATAACAACCGCTTCTACATTGCCATGCCCACTGGCACTGCAACGAGAAACGACAGGATCCTAGTCTACAACACGCTCAACCAAGCGTGGGAATCGATTGACTATTATCCGACTGGGTTGTTCTCAGATAACTTGATCCTCTCAGCGTATATCAATCAACGCCGATTGATGATGATCACCAACTTTGCTGGGGAAAACGAGTTTGGCGGCGTTTACCTGACCGAGGAACAAACCGAGGGTGACCAGTTTAACACGTCCAACGCTACACCCATTCTGCCGTTTAACCTGTTCCCGCAGTCCACGCAGCAGGTTGAGTCTACATTGTATCCCGGCATACCCAACTTCACGCACATTCCGGCTTCTGTAAAGACTCGGGAATACACGTTTGGCGGGACTTCCGAGAAGCGGTACAGCAGGGGTGAGTTCAGCTTCAACAACGTGCAGAATGACTTTGTGCAGATTGACACGACGACTTACGACCCAGATGCCACCGAGACGGTGCTTGAGTACAGCTTCAGCGGCACTACAGACGGGACGCTACGCCCGCGGATAGCAGCTCGGGGAACGTCGATTGCGTGTACCATAAGTTTCGTTATTGGAAGACCATCCTTGAAAAGTACGGCTGTTTATGCTATAGCAGCCAGCAGACCAATGATTTCGCAAGAATAACTTTATGCCAGTTCAACAGATTCAAAAAGGCACAAACTACGCGGATTTCCCGGGTGCAAACTCGCAGGTGACCGCCACGAACCTCAACAACCACGTTGATAACGCCGAACTGTTGCCTGGAGCCATCTTGGCGCAGCCTACTGCCACGCCCGAAGAGGCGGATTATATCCTAGCGGAACAGTCTGGGTCGCTCGTTAAGTATACCATTGAGTCTGTTAAGACTCTGTTTTCCTCGCTTGTAGACGGCTTCTTGCAAACCACAGGCGGCACCATGACAGGTGCGCTCATTCTTAACAACAGCAACCCAGCCACGGCGGCTACAGCAGCCAGTAAAGGGTACGTTGATGCTACAGTAGGGGCATCTATCCTGCCGGGGCAGATTGTCATGTGGGGAACGTCTACGCCTCCGGCAGGCTGGCTTGAAATGAACGGACAATCCACGGCTGGCTATCCCAACCTTACCGCGTTATTTGGCACTAACCTTCCCGATTTACGAGGTGAGTTTGTCCGTGGATGGAGCAATGACCGTACTACCGTGGATTATCCTCGGCAGATCCTGTCTGCTCAAGCGCAGGACGTTCAACCGCACACGCATAGTTATACTGTGACAGGCTCTGTAACATCTGGAAGCCAAGGCGGCACAGCCTCTGGACTTATTCCAAGTTCATCCGGCTCCACCACAGGCTCCGCAGGCACAACCGAAACCCGTCCACGGAATGTGGCGCTGATGTTCATCGTTAAGACCTAATGACCGTCACTGAATGGGAACAACTTGTCGATACGCTATATGAGCAGTGCCGAAACCATTTACAACTTCTTGGACAGGTATCCCGAGATGACGTTGATGGCTACCTTAGTTTTTACGGTGTCCATGACAGTATTTATGTGGCTCGCCGCGACGGCGTCATCACCGGCATCTCGACTACACATCCGGGCGTTAGCGACTTTAACTGGAAGTGGCGCAGGCAAGACGGCCTCTGGACGATCCACATGGCATGGGCGAGTGAACCGGCAGCAGTTGCAGACATGTTCAACCAGTTCTTTGCACGCAAATCACCGATCACACAAGTGTGGGCATGGAGACACGATCATGCCGTTCCAATCACCCCAAGGAAACTAGAAAGACTTTTATATGGGCGGAGGTAAAACTCAAGTTGTACAAGCACCAGCGGCTCCTAATTACCAAGAGTCGATGCGGTCCATTCTGCAAGCGCAGGTGGAGATGGCTCCAAAGGTATTTGAAAGTGAGCAGATCTATCAACCCAAGTATCAGGCTCTTCAAGACCAGATCGCTAGGCAAGCTGCTGAAAGCCAGATTGCCCTGTATCGTGGGCTTCAGCCGTCTTACTCTGCGCTAGAAGAGCAGTACATGAAAGACCAGCAGGCGGCGCAGTTGCGCGGCTTGCAGGAGCGTGCGCCAGGATACGTTCAAGCATTTCAAGAAGCTCAAGGTGTTGGCGGCATCAACCAAGCTCTCCAGCAGTACACCCAGCAGAAGCTCGGCGCATTACAGGCCGACGGCACGATGCTGTCTCCGCAAGAACAACGCGCCATCGAGCAGCAGACCCGTGCAGGCTTTGCAGCTCGGGGAACGGCGCTTGGCGGGCAGTCCAACCTTGCCGAGGTACTCAACCGCTACAACGCTCGTCAGGCTCGGGAACAGCAGCTTGTCGCTCTTGGCACTGGCCTCGGTGGCTACTTCGCACAGCAGTCTGCCCCGGCACTTGCGTCGTTCTATCAGCAGCCGATGTACGCAGGTTCATTCGGTGGTCAGGCCGCACAGAACGCGATGATGGCGCAGCAGCAGGCTGGTCCGCAGTACTTCAACCCAGAGTCACCTACCGGCATGGGGTCGATCTACGGTGCGTACAACGCGCAGATGCAACTTGCGGCGGGCTCGCAACAGGCTGCTGCGGCAAGGAGTGCTGGCAAGATGGGTGCAATGGGCGCAATTGGCGGGGGGCTGCTTATGGGCGCTGGAATGGCATTTTAATGAACGTAATACCCGCTATAAACTTAATCAGAAAGGCGCTTAAGAATGCCAAGC